GCGTGGCGCAGCAACCCGAGTCGCGTTCGCCGTGCAAAGCGCTGCCCCCGCAATTCCCGGTATTGCGGGGGCTTATCACTACGCCGTGTAGGACTCGAACCTACGACCCGCTGATTAAGAGTCGGTTCGGGCCCCCCGCAGCGCGGAACGGGCAAGCCGTGGCGCTGCCCAGGGTTGCCTCGGCGGCGCCGGCAAGCCGCGATGTCCACAGAACCTGTCGCAGCCGCTGGCGTCCGGACGCATCCGGCTGCGCCCGGTCGCGTCCGGCCGTTGCGCTTCCAGGTGTGAAACCAAATGGTGAAACCTCACCGCTTCGTCACCGCCCGCACGAGACTGGCCCCCAAGACCACCACGATCCAGACGGCGACCAGCGCCAGGTAGGCCCACTCGCCCCACCAGAACGCCGCGACGATCGCGACGATGTCGCCGATGCCGGGCACGGCCAGCGTCGCGATGCCCCAGCCGACGCCCCAATGCCGCCAGGCCAGGTAGGCGCTCCAGAAGTGGATCGCCGTGCCGCAGAACCACATCGCCACCAGCAGGTAGCCCACGGCCAGGATTGCCCATTGGCGCCGCCGCCCTTGCGCGGTATCATCGGGATGTGCCTCGGAAGGTTCGTGCTGCGGGGACCCAGCCGGAGGGACGGCAATGAAACGGGTTGCTGTTTGTCTTTCGCGCATGCGACACGCCGATCGCGATGCCCTCGCCGGGAGCATCGCCTATTGGCTCGGCTGGCTCAGCCTCGAGCAGCTTTGCGGCGTCCTCCGCGCCGTCGAGCGGCTGGCGGGCTGTCCGCCTCGGCCAGGACCGCCGCCTCGGCGTGCGCCTCGACCGCCTCGCCTTCGGTTTGCCGCTCCTGCCATTCTCGCAGACCCTCGGCGAGCTGGGTGAACTCCTCGGCCCCGAGCGTCGTGACGTAGATCAGCAGGGCCTCGACCACGCGCCGGCGGACGAGCATCCGCCGATCCACCCATTGCTCGAAGGCCGCCGCGATCGCCTCGTCCACATCGTAGGTGCGCTTGATCATGCTTCTCCCGGGCTAGCCTGGCGCTTGCCGGCTCCTCCATTGTCTCCGGCCTCCATCTCTATGGTAGGGCAGTCATTCCCATTTTTTGTGTGAGATTCCCATAAAATCCCTTGACAGTGGATTCCCCCTGCCCTAAGAATCCTTTGGGCTGGGATTGCCCAGCTATACCGTGTCTAAGCCAGGGAGGCCTCTGATGCCACGCAAGAGAAGGAAGAAGGAGTACCACCAGATCAACGTGAAGCGGGACCTCTGGCTGCGCCTGAAACGGTACGCCACCAAGACCGGCGCGCTGCCCTCCGGGGCCGCCCAGGTCATGCTGACCCGGCGACTCGACGAGCTGGAGGCCGAGCGCGAGGGATGACCACGCTGGACCACATCGCCGAGCAGCTCGAGCGGATCGACGAGCGCCTGGCCGCCCTCGAGACGGCCGGCCTCGACCGCCTCATCGGCATCGCGGAGGTCTGCCGGATCACGGGGCTGGGGCGCACCAGCGCCTACGCCTACCTCGACGCCCTCGAGGAGCTGGCGGGCCTGGTCCGCCGCGGGGCGCACGGCCGGCGGCGCTACCTCCTCAGCGAGTTCATGGCGGCCATCGGCCGCCTCGACAGCAACGGGTTGGAACCGCGAGGGCGCGGGCGGGCACAGGCGGCGCGCCGAGCAACAGGGCGCTCCCGGGACCGTGCCACAACCGGGCGACCGCCGGGGTCGGATGCGTCCCCCAATGGCCCCGCCCGCCTGCGCCTCGCGGTCGAATAGTGGCTGGATCGAGACACGCGGGGGGGAAAGGAGATTGGCCATGCACATCACAGAGGTTCACGTTCGCGACATCCTCGGGCTGGAGGCGATCGACGCCCAGCTCGCCCAGGGCCTGGTCAGCATCCAGGGGCCGAATGAGTGCGGCAAGTCCTCCCTGCTGGCCAGCACGCAGGCCGGGCTGCTCGGACCGACGAGCTTGCCCGCACTGGCGGACCCGCTGCGGGAGGGCTCCGATCGCGGGGAGATCGACCTGACACTCGGCGACGGGGAGGTCGAGACCCTCACGATCCACCGGACGATCCGCCGGACGGAGGGCGGGCGGATCGACTGGCGCCTGCGCCTGACGCGCGCCGACGGCGGCCACGTGCGGCGTCCCCAGGAGGTCCTCAGCGCCCTGACGGCGCGGATGGCCGATCCCCTGGCGTTCGAGCGGATGAAGGCGGGCGAGCAGGTCCTCTGCGCACTGGACGCCGCGGGTTGCCGCGAGTCGTGGGAACACGTCCAGGCCCAGCGCGAGAAGGCCTACGACGAGCGGACCGAGGCCAACCGCACGCTCCGGGAGCTCACCGCCCGCCGCCAGGGGATCGAGACGGACGCCCACGCGGGCACGGAGGAGGTCGACGTCGAGGCCCTCATCGCCAAACGCCAGGGGGTCGAGGCCCACAACAGGGCCGTCTGGGACGCCAAACAGGACGTCGAGCAGCGGCGCGGGCGCATCGACATGCTCGAGCAGAAGCGAGCCGAGAAGCGCCGACAGCTCAAGCTGCGCTACGCCGACCTGGAGCAGCAGATCGAGCGCCTGGAGGCGGAGCTGCGGGCCGCGAGGCAGTCCCGCGAACAGCTCGTCGCCAGCGGGCGGGAGAGCGACGAGGCGGACGGGGCGGAGATCGAGGCCGCGCGGGAGGAGCTCAACGAGCGAATGCTCCACGTGGCCGAGGTACAGCCGGCCGACGAGCTGGACACGGCGATCGCCAGCGCCACGCGGATCAACGCCGCCGTGGACCGCAACCGCCAGGCCCGCGAGCTGGACCGCCAGATCGCTCGGAAGCGCGAGGCGGCCGCGGCGCTGACCAAGCGCATGGAGGGGATCGACCGCCAGGCCGGCGAGCTGCTGGCCGGCAGCGAGCTGGCCGCGCGCGTCAAGGGGCTGGGGATCACCGAGGCCGGCCTGACCTGGAAGGGCCTGCCCCTGGCGAACGCCTCCGGCAGCCGGCGCTTCCTGGTGGCGATCGTCCTGGCGATGGCGCAGCGGCCCGAGCTCAAGACCATCTTCATCGACAACGGCGAGGCGCTGGACGCCGAGCGGCTCGGGATGCTCGAGCGCGTCGCGACGGAGTACGGCTGGCAGATCATCCAGGCGCGCGTGGCCGAGGGCAGCTGCCTGGAGATCCACGGCGGCGAGCTGATCGCCCAGGGGCAGACGGCATGACCGCCGAGCGATTCGTCGGATGGTTCGTCTTGGCGATCGGCGTGGTGACGATCGTCGTCGCGCTTGGCCGCTGGAAGCACAACGCATAAGGAGCAACGCATGCGCAAACGCAGACGGCAATCAGGCTCCGGCGGGGCGGCACCCGCGACGGAGGAGGCGCAGAAGAAGGACCGCGTCCCGCCGGAGCTGCTCGATCAACTCGGCGAGGCCGAGGAGACCTACCTGGCGAAGCTGGTCGTCAGCGAGGCGGCCACGGAGCGGGCCAAGGAGGCCCGCAAGCAGACCGACCTCGCCCGCCAGGCGGTCCTGGACCTCGTCCAGCGGATCACCCATCGCGGCAAGCCGGCGACGGGCCCGCTGATCGACTACGCCAACCGGCAGGCCGGCAAGGGCGCCAAGCCGGCCCGCCACTCGGAGGCCGCGACGCGGGTGGAGTGGGAGAAGGAGCGGGCGCATTTCTACGCCACGCCGATCTGCCAGCTCGGACGGCGCATCCCCGTCAAGCGCCTCATGGACGGCGACATTCAGACGTTCAAGGAGCTGCGGGACTGGCGGATCGCGAAGGAGGACTGGTGGAAGGCGATTCCCGGCATCGGCCGCGAGACGGCCCAGCGCATCGAGACGCTCCTGGACGGCCATGAGAAGGCGTGGCTGACGGAGCACCCGGAGCCCCCGAAGCCGACCGGCCAGGCCGTCGCCTGACCGTGACATCCGAATAGCGGGACGGGGCGCGCCGCGCCGCTCTGCGGCGGAACCACCCTGCGGTTGCCCCCGTCCCCTTCGATCCCGTGGGCCCGGCGCCGGGTTTCCGTCCTCCTTTCCCCGGCACCAGCCACATTGCCGGGCCCGCGCGGGGCGCGCAGCGGCTGCCGGCGGGCCGATCCCTCCCGCCGTCCGGTCCAACTCCGAGAGCGCCCCAGGTCGTATCCTCGCGGGCTCGTCGTCGAGCGATCGGCGGCGGGCCCTTGGGCCGCCGTGCCCTGTGGCCAACACCGGTTTGCTGAAAGCTAAGCCCCGGCACGGCGGCAGTGCCCGGGGCACAGGGCCTCGGGCTCCTTTGGCACAAGCTCCTCGCCGAGGAGATCGCGTGAACGGGCGATGGCGCGACAGAGCGCGAGCCGTGATGCGGGAGTCGATCGAGGCCATGCCCCGCTCCGATCGCCTGCTGCTGCTGCTGACCGCCGACGATCGCCATCTCAGCGACCGGGAGATCGCCCAGGTCCTCGGCCGCTCGCGCTGGTGGGTCCGTCGCTCGCGCCGGCGGATCCGCCGGCGCCTCGTCCGGCACATCCGGCGGGAGGTGCCCTGATGGGCAGACGAGCCCCCACGCACCGGATCGCCGCGCTCGGCATGGCCGGCAGGGCCCTGCACTACCTGCTGGGGCGTGCGGCCCAAGGCAAGCTGAGCGCGAGGGAGAGACAGGTCGAGATCGCCGCACTGAGGATTCTGGTCGCAGCGGGCGACAGGCGGGGCGGCGCCAAGGACAGACGCAAAGGAGCACAATCATGCCACTGACTGAGACGCAACGGCTGCTGCGACGCAGCCACCTGGGCAGCAGCGACGTGGCCGCCGTCCTCGGGCTGAGCCCGTGGCGCACGGCCGTGGATGTGTGGATGGAGAAGACCGGGCGGCTGGTGGAACGCGACGAGCCCACGAACGCCATGCAGGCGGGCAACCTGCTGGAGCCGGTGCTGCTCGCGTGGGCCGAGGGCCGCCTCGGCGAGCTGCGCCGGGCCGTGGCGGTCGAGGGGCCCAAGCCCCTGATGGCCAACATCGACGGGATCGTCTCCGCCAGCGGCGAGCCGGTGGAGGCCAAGACGGCGGCGATCGTCCGCCCGTGGGTGGAGGCCGACAACCTGTGGGGCGCCGAGGCGAGCGACGAGGTCCCGCCCCACGTGCTCATTCAGTGCCAGGTACACATGCTCGTGACGGACAGGCCGATCTGTCACGTGCCGGCCCTGGTGGGCGGGCGCGGCTTCCTGCTGTACCACGTGCCCAGGTCCGTGACGATCTGCGAGCGGATCGTGGAGGGCGCCACGGACTTCTGGAAGCTGGTCGAGGAGCAGCGCCGCCCCGAGGGCTCGGCATCGCCGGCGAGTGTGAAGCTGCTGAAGCGCGTCCCCGGCGAGGTCGGCCAGGTGGCGCCCGACCTGGTGGCCGACTGGCTCAAGGCCCGCGCCGAGGCCACGGTGGCCAAGAAGCACAAGGAGCAGCTTCAGGCGGACATCATCGAGGCGATGGGCCAGGCGGAGGCCGCCCTGTGCGGGGAGGCGGGGGCCGTGACCTACTACGAGCAGCAACGCGGCGAGTACACGGTGGCAGAATCCACCTACCGCGTCCTGCGCCACAAGAAGAAAGGGCTCTGACATGACCACGACCACGACCAAGAAGACGCAGAAGGGCAAGCCGGCCGGCGGAGCGATCCAGCGGGCGGAGAACCACGCGCCGGTGCCCTACCACGCCAATGCCCCTCTGCAAGAGCCGGGCCTGCTGAAGGGGCTGCTGGAGAGGAGGGAGTTCAAGCAGGCCATGCGCAAGGCGGCGCCGCGGCACATCAGCGTCGAGCGTCTGACGCGCATGGCGATCACGGCGGTCAGCCGCCAGCCGATGCTACTGCGATGCACGCAGGCCAGCATCCTCAAGGGCTTGATGGAGTCCGCGATCCTGGGGCTGGACTGCTCCGGGCTGCTGGCGAGGGGCTACCTCGTCCCGTTCAAGAACGGCCGGCTGAGCCGCGAGATGCGGCGCGACGTGTACGAGGCCGTGTTCATCCCGGGCTACCTGGGGCTCTGCGACCTGGCGAGGCGCAGCGGGGAGATCGACTACATCAAGGCCGTCGCCGTCTTCGAGGGCGACGAGTTCGAGTACGAGGAGGGGCTCGAGCAGAGACTCGTTCACCGGCCGAATGCGTCACCCGACGCCCGGAAGGACAAGGAGCACCTGCGCTACGTCTACGCCGTGGTGGCCTACCGCACGGGCGCGAAGGACTTCCGCGTGATGACGATGGCGGAGGTCGAGAGCCACCGGCAGCGCAGCCGGGCGAAGGACAACGGCCCGTGGGTGACCGACTACATCCCCATGTCGCTCAAGACCGTGTGCAAGGCCCTGTGCAAGTGGCTGCCCCTGAGCCCGGAGATGGCGGACGCCCTGGCCCGCGAGGCGGAGGCGGAGGGCGACGCCGACGCCGACGCGATCTGGGTGGACGCCGACGCCGGCCAGAGCCGCAACGAGCAGGTCGCGGCCATGCTCGGCAGCAACGGCGCGCCGCCCCTGCCGGCCGAGGAGGCGGACCCCGCCACGCAGTCCGAGGCGGCGCGACAGGTCGAGGCGCTCAAGGGCGAGGACGCGGCCCTCACGGACGCCGAGCGGCAGGCGCTCCAGTCGCCGACGCCCCCGCCGGCAACGCCCCCGCCGCCGCCCGCGGCCAACGCCCAGGAGAAGTCAGACGACGAGCTGCCCGACCTGTTCGGGGACGAGTGATGGCCAACGCCACGGAGCAGCGCCCGAGCTTCACGCTGCGCCCCGTGCGGCCGGCGCCGGACGTGACGGCCTGGGAGGTCGCCGGCATCGGCGCATGCGGCCGCGGGGTCGTGCTCGGCTGGATCATGCAGGGCGCCGACGGCGAGTGGGGCTTCATGCCGAGGCGCGAGCCCGACGCCGTTCCCTTCTACTCGCGCGCCGCCCTCTGGACGGTCTGCGCCGCGCTGGACATCGTCTCCGGCGGCAAGGCCGTCCCGTTGGCCGTCTACCAGTGCCAGGGCCTGACTACGTCACTGACGATCGTGCAGCCGGAGGAGCACCGATGAGCAAGCAACGCAAGGCGCAACGCCAGCGAACGATTCACATTCGTCACTGCAATAACGTGGAGCTGTGCGGCATGGATCTCTGGAGGGGGGACATCACGATCCGGTTCACGCAGGCAGAGGGGAAAGGCCCCTGCGTAGTGATCCACGCCAACCCCGGCGTGTTTCTGTGGATCGCAAGGGCCCTTCGGGGCGGCATCCGGCAGATGAGACAGCGGCTCCAGAAGGTCGAGGACGCGCTGACGGCGACGCCGCAAGAGGATTGATAGAAGTGACTCCCGAATGGTTTCCGATCATGCCGACGTCGCGGCCACCCGTCGAAGGGGAACCGGTTCGTATCCGCTGGGCGCTCGTCGCGCCCCACGAGGCGCAGGCCCTGGCCAACCACTCTCAGACGCTGGCCCGCCTGGCAGAGCGCGGCGGGCTGGGCGCCGCGGAAATGGTCGCCGTCCTGGAGGATCGCCGCTGGCTCCCGATGCGTAGCGAGGTCGCGATCTGCCGCCTTCGCGAGCTGGTCGAGGCCGGCGGGAAACCGACATGACCGACGGGCGGCAAATGGGCTTGGACTTCGCGACGCCGTGGATCATTGTGCCGGACGGCAATCGCACCGCGCTGGCCATCTACCTGCGGCACTACTCCTGTCGTCGCTACCGCGACGCCCGCAAGCGCGTGCTGTTCGTCGGGCCCGGCGAGAAGATGGTCCTGCTCGCCATCAACGGGCGGGCTCTGTTCGTCTGGCGGCGTTTCCGCTCCATGCGCCCCGAGCTCGGCGTCAACTGCGCGGTCTTCCGCAACGAGGGGGCGGGGCGTTCGAGCTACCTGATCCGCGATGCCTGCGGCTTGGCCTGGCGGCGATGGCCGGGCGAGCGGCTCTACACGTACGTCGACCCGGCCGCCGTTCGGAGCCCCAATCCCGGCTACTGCTTTCGGATGGCAGGCTGGCGCCGCTGCGGGCAGACCCCAGGGGGGCATGGACGGCGTGCGCTGCTGGTGTTCGAGCGGCGCGTCGAGGCACGAACATGACTGACCCCAAACCCACCGGCACCAGGGAGTGGGCCCAGCACAACGTCAATCTCTACAAGGGCTGCCGATACGCGTGTCTGTACTGCTACGCCAGGCACAAGGCACTGACCTACCGCCGGATCAACGAGGGCTCGCAGTGGCAGGATGAGGAGCTGAGGCGCGACGTGCTCGAGAAGGGCTGGAAGAAGCGCGATGGGATCATCATGTTCCCCTCGACGCATGACATCCACGCCGGCAACTGGCAGAGCTGCTGCGAGGTCCTCGCCAAGCTCCTCGACGCCGGCAACTACGTCTTGATCGTGACCAAGGGCGATCCCGCCGTCTTCCCTCACCTGGACGCCGTCTGCCGCCGGCACCAGCCGCGCGTGGCCTTCCGCCTGACGATCACCTGCCTGAACGATCGCGGATACCGCCAGTTCTGGGAGCCCAACGCCCCGACCATCGCCAACCGCATCCACTACCTCCGCCTGGCCGCCGACGCCGGGTACTGGACGAGCGTCTCGATGGAGCCCCTGCTCGAGCCGCCGGCCATCGACGAGCTGGTGGGCCTGCTCAAGGTCGAAGTGACGCATCCGATCTGGGTCGGACTGGCCAGGGAGCTCGTCGAGCGGACGGCCTGGGCGCAGATCGGCGAGCACCACCCCATGGTCCGCTGGCTCCTGTGGTACCAGAAGCCCGGGCGCGTCTGGGAGTACGTCCGCCGGCTCAACCTCGAGATCCATCCGCAGTCGGACCGATGGCCGAAGCGCGATCACAGGCTCATTCGGTGGAAGGACTCGATCCGCGAGCTGCTCGCGCCCGAGGGCGTCACGATCGAGAACGGGCTGGTCAAGGCAAAGGCGGGCGAATGAGCAAGCGTCGCAAGACAATCTGCCCCGTCCACCAGGCACGAATGACGTGCACGGGCACGAGGTACGGCCTGCGGTGGGACTGCCCCGTCGAGGGCTGCACGGTCATGTGCTGGGGCGGGGCGACGTCCACGCCGGCAGATCAGGAGACGCGGGACGCGCGCCGCGCGGCCCACGCGGCGTTCGATCCTCTCTGGCAGGGCCGGCGGGCCCCGATGAGTCGCAGCGAAGCCTACCGCTGGCTGGCCTACGTGCTCGGCTGCAACCAGGAGCAGGCCCACATCGGCCACCTGGACGCGGACATGGCGCGTAGGGTGGCGGCCGAGGCCACCGTGGCAGCGAGACACCAACGAGTTGGCGAGGAGAACTGTGATCCTCACGGCGCGAGAGGTTGACGAGGCCGACATCCACGGCAAGCGGGAGATGCTGCGCCGCCAGCTCCGGCAGATGGGCCCCGCGCGGCATCAGGTGATCTACTGCCCGTGCGGGCGTCGGATGATCCTGCGTCGCGCCTACAAATGCTACTACTGCGGATTGTGGTTGTGCAGCCGCTGCGCGGAGAGGCACTTCAGAGAGAAGCACAGTTCCCACCTTCATCCAACCACGGAAGGACCAAACGCATGACCGATCCGACAGAGCAGTCAGCAGGCTACCAGGGCCCGGCGATCGTCGAGCTGATGGGGCACAGCGTCCTGGCGGGCATCGTCTGGCCGGGCAACGTCGCCGGCGTGGGGCTCATCGCGGTGAACGTCGAGGCCGCCGACGGGTTGCGCTTCACGCGCTACTTCGGTGCCCAGGCGATCTTCTCCGTCACGCCGGTCAGCGAGACCATGCTGCGCAAGCAGCCCGGCCAGCGTCTGCCCGAGGGCCTGGAGGTCGATACCGTCGTCGCGGAGCTGATGGAGCACAGTCCGCACCTGGTCCACGACGTGGTGCGGGCGGCCGGCTACCGCCTGGCGCAGCTGGCCCCCAAGGACCCGACGACCATCCTCGATGAGTTTGTCCTGACCCTTTCCTGGGCCCTGACGCTCGAGGACAGGGAGGCCGCGGGGAAGCTCCTGACGCGCATGGCCCGCCGACTGACCCAGGAGCTGGAGCAGCGCGAGCCCCAGCCGGCGGGCGAGACGGACGCCAAGGATGGCGACAGCGATCCAACAGCTTGACGCGCTCGGCGCCCTGGTGGTCGCCTGCGAGCGCGCGATCGACCGCCTGCCGACGAGCTCGGCGGCGGAGCTCGCCCGCGCCCTTCGCCCCGTGCGCGCCATCGTGCGCCAGGGCGTGCTGCCCACGTGGCGGCCGGCGGCGGCGGCGGAGATCTCCGGCCTCGACCGCAAGGGCAACGCGATCGAGCCGGCGCCGGCCGGCAGCAAGACGGGGCCCATCCTGCCACGGAAGGATGTGCCGTTCCTCACGGAGCAGGGGAAACGCTGGTACCGCCCGAGCGGCATGTTCTGTCAGCTCCACGACGCCGCCAAGGGCGGGCCGAAGTGGCGCCGCCTCGTCCAGCGGACGGCCTACGCACAGCTCCCGGCCGACTGGGCGCTCCTGGCCGGGCCCCTGGCCCTTGCCACGGAGTTCATCCTGCCCCGCCCCAAGGGTCACTACGGCACGGGCGCAAACGCCGGCAGGCTCAAGGCCAGCGCCGAGCCGCTGCCGGCGTGGCGCCCGGACCTCACGAAGCTCTTGCGAGGCACGGAGGACGCCCTGACCGGGACGCTCTGGGGCGACGACGGCCAGGTCGTCTTCCACCAGGCGGCCAAGCGCTACGGGCGGCCCGACGAGTCCCCGGGCGTGAACCTGGCCGTCTACACGCTGCCGGCGATCCCCGTCGCCGAGCAGCTCGAGCTCTTCGCGCCGGCCCTGGCGCCGGCACAGCCCATGCTGCCCGTGCTGTGAGGAGAACTGCCGATGGTCGCCAGACGCCTCGACGCAGACGATCGCCGCAGAATCCGGGACACCGTGCGGGACTTGGCCCAGGCGTTCAGGGACCTCGCGCCCGACAACCCGGCCCGCCTATCGTTCGAGGAGTTCGCGCGGAGCGTCCGGGCGGGCCACTTCCCGCTGGTCGTCCGTGCCTACCTCGTGAGCGCGGTGTTCGGCGACCAGGCAACGGCGATGATGCTGACGGCCCTGATCGCCATCGGCTTCGCCAATGTGATCGACGAGCTGCTTGGCGAGCTGGACAAGGGGCCCACATGACGGCGCTCGAGCGCATGACGATTCCCCAGCTCCGGGCCGCCCTGGACGCCGCCGAGGCCGAGGCCGCCCGGCGCTTCGCCGCCGGCGAGACGACGGTCGCCGAGCTCATGCGGCGGGAGCACCTGGGCTACGGGCCCGTCCGGGAGCTGCTGGTCCGCCGCCTGGGCCCGGCGCGCTACGCCCGCCACTGCCGGGCCAACTGCGCGCGACGGCCGGGCGATCCCCGGATCTGGAGCGACGCCGAGAAGCAGCTCCTCCGGCGCGACTACCGGCGCCGGCCGGCCGCGGCGATCGCGGCGGACATCGGGCGGCCGGTCGACCAGGTCCGCGCCGCCGCCCAGCGCCTCGGGCTGACCATCCCGCAGCGGATCGGCACGCCGGCGTTCGAGGCGTTCCTCCGCGAGCGCAGCGCCGCCGGCTGGTCGGACACCGAGATCGGCGCGGCCTGGGGGGGCGTCTGCCGCCACGCCGTCACCGGCCTGCGCGCGCGCCTGGGGCTGGCGAGCAACGCCTACTCGCCGCACGTGCGGGCCAAGATCCGCCAGGCGACGCGCGAGCAGTGCCGGCGGGAGGGGGTCGCCAACCTCGCCGAGCTGAAGGCCAAGCGGTTCCGGCAGGCCGCGCGCCGCTGCGGGTGGCCCGAGGACCTCCGCCCGCGGAGCGTCCAGATCCTCAACGCCCTCTGGGACCGCGGGCCGATGACGCGCCGCCAGATCGCCGACGCGATCGGGATGCGCTGGAAGGGCTCCCGCGCCTCGCTGAGCAGCAACGATCCCGAGGGCAGCTACCTCGCCCACCTCCAGGCACGGGGCCTGGTCGTGCGCCTCGGGCGTTTCGCGCAGTCGCGCAGCGCCGCCGGCCGCGGCTCGCGCTGCTACGTCTACAGCCTCCCCCCCTGGATCGAAAGGAGCGTGCCCGATGCCCGGACAACAGCCGCGAGTTCGTGACCTGGCCCCGCCCACCGACTTCATGCAGCCGAAGTGGCTCGGGGCGCTGCGGGAGGCCGCCTTCGGCGTGAGCGCGGACGACGTGGCGGAGATCGTCAAGGGCCTGCTCGCCGAGGCCAAGGCCGGCGACACGCGGGCGGCCAAGTTCGTCTTCGACGTCCTCCTGGGCGAACGCAGGTTCAAGGGAGCGACGTTCATCCAGAACGTCTACGAGGGGGGCAACGGCGGCGGCAGGCCGGACGAGCCCAGCGACGCGCCGCCCGGCAGCGAGGGCAAGATTGAGCTGATGCGCCGGCGCGTCGAGGCGGGCCTCGACACGGACAATGGCGCCGATGGTCGGCCGGACCTGTCCTGAGCCGCGAGCGTGAGGATGGATCGTGAAGCAGCGGAACCTGCCGTACACGGAGCCACCCAAGCACCCGCCGGGCGCCCACGCCCGGCGCCCGGAGATCCTCCGCAGCGGCCACTACTGTAGCATCCCCCTGTGGCTCCTGGAGCGATCGGACGTGCATTGGGCGGAGAAGCTCGTCTACGCGGCCCTGCTCAATCACCTGGTCAGCGACGCGGTCTTCTGGATCTACCCATCCCAGCGCCGCCTGGCGGCCATGACCGCGCTGACCGTCCGCGGCGTGCAGAAGGCCCTGGCGAAGCTGGAGGCTCGTGGGCTGATCGAGCAGAGGCACCGCCCGGCGTCCACGAGCGGCATCGCGTTTTTATCCCAAGAAATTCCGCCGGCGGCTGCCGAGGAACGCCCGACCCCCCGAACTGAGTTCGTACCCCCCCCCGAACTGAGTTCGTACCCCCCCCGAACTGAGTTCGTACCTCTGAAGCACTCTGCAGACACTAAGGACACTAAGAAACAGCGCTGCGCTGAGCAAGCTCCGTGCCACACGGCAGAGGAAATCGCGGCAGACTGGGCGCATCTCCTGGGACTCGACGAGCAGACGCGGAGCGACGAGCAGGTCGAGAGGGATGAGGCACTCCTGACGAGCTGGGCGAGCAAGCTGCTGGCCGGAGAGCTGGGCCCCCCGCAGCGGGTAGACGAAGCCGTCCAGACGCGGGCCCACCAGATCGGCCACCGCCGGCCGCCGGCACGCAAGCCCCTGGGCATGTTCGTCTCGGAACTCAGCAACGCGCGCAGAAAGCTCGCGGAGGTCAGGCGATGATCATGCCCGAGACCAAGAGGGAGCTGATCCGCCTGGGCGTGGGGCGCCTCCGGGAGCTGATCGGACAGCACGTGCATCTCTGCGAAGTGGCCGTCACCCAGGGCGGGGAGCGCTTCGAGGCGGGGGAGATCCTCCGCGTGGTCGCCGCCTGGCACAGCGCCAGCTCCGGGGTCTCACTCGTCCTGGTGGACCCGCAACGGCGGCACCGCGCCGTCGTGGGCATCAAGCTCGGCGAGGTAGCTCGCCACCTGCGACGGCCACAAATCCAGTAATCGCCTGCCCGTGGGCCTGCCGATCTCGCGCCTATGGCCCCGCGCGGCCCCTGGACAACCGTCGAGTACTCCCTCCTGTGCCACCTGAGCCGTGCGCCCGTCTGGCAGCCGGTCCCACTGCTGGCCCAGGACATCCTCGGGCAGAACGATCGCCACGCCCGCGCGACCGTGCGCGAGGGTCTCACGCGCCTCGCAGCTCGCGGCGTCGTCCGCCACGCCTGCAATCCCGACCGCGAGCAGCGCAAGCTCCACGGCTACGGGGTGGTATACTCGATTCGGGACACGGCCTGGCCGGCGGCGAAACAGCGCGCCGACGCGTGGGCCGCTCGGCGCTCCGCGGCCGGCCTGGAGATCTGGCTCCATGATTCCAGCGCTGCCAGTTGAGCTGCCAGGGGTGCGCGTCGTGATCGTCCCGACGCGGCAGAGGATCCACGGCCCGTATCTCATCCGCGGGCTGATTGCGTCGGTGCTGCCGGTGGTGGGGCCGCCCCGCGTGCGCCTGGGGACGGCGTCGGGCGCCCTGCTCGGGGTGGAGCTGCCCTGGCCGGCGTGCCGGCGGGTTCACCTGGGGTAAGCCAGGCTCTGTGGGATTCTCCCATAAATCCCTTGACATCCCTGGGCCGGCCGCCTACCATTGGGTCTGGTGATACCATGACCCATCCGCTACCATGCAGAGACGGCCTGTGCCTGGGTCCTCCTCGTCCTTCCATGGCCGTGGTGTCACCGCCTGGGCACGGGCCATTCCTATGCGCCCCCACGGGCAGAGAGGCAGGTGAGACATGGATGCGTTGGGACGGGCGAAGGCGGCGGTCGAGGCGCTCGAGTCGATCAAGTTGGCCAAACGAGGCGCGGAGGACTACCTCAAGAGTGTGGAGAGGCAGAGGAAGGCCAGGGTGAAGGCCCTGGTGGACGCCCTCGCGGAGATGGGGGCGGATCGGACCCGCCAGCTCTATCACGGGAGCGGGCTCTGGTGGGTCGAGGGGAGCCAGCACTACCTACACCATGAGACGACCACGATCCTCGGCATGGGCGGGGGCCCGGGGGGACAAACATGACACAGGGCAAGTGCAAGAACTGCGGGAAGCGATTCACGTGGCCGGGGCACGCCAGACGGCGCCGGACGTTCTGCCCGATCTGCCGCAAGGCGCTCGAGCAGACGAGCCACCTGTCGCAGCTGACGGTGATCCGGCTGGACCGGATCCCCACCGGGCCAAACTGGTTCGGGATGCACGACGACCTGGAAGGCTGCCTGGGCGCGGGCTTCGTCCAGGGCCAACCTGAGAGGACGGTGGCACCATGAGTACGCGACAGCGACCCAGACGAGAGGGCAACGAGACGATCGACCGCTGGCAACCTCAGCGCTGCCGGCACTGCGGCAAGGAGATCTACAGGGCGAGGCCCGGCCGACGCTACTGCGACCGCTACTGCCGGCTGCGTGCGCGACGCAAGCGCTGGCGGAAATACCGCGGGCAGAGGCGAAGGCAGGCGCTGGCATGAGACGCAACCCCATCTACACCATCGGCTACCGCCAGTGGGAGCCTGAGCAGTTGTACGCCAAGGTGCGGGAGCTGGGAGCCCTGTTGGTGGACTGCCGGTGGTCGAGGCGCACGCGCCGGGCGGCCTGGAGCGGCCGGGCCTTCGAGGAAGCCCTGGGCAAGGGCTACCTACACATCCGGGAGTGGGGCAATCCGCGCTACAAGACGGGCCGGCTGGAGGTCAGCGACTTCGCGACCGGCGCCAACCGGCTGGAGCATGTCCTGAATCTGTCCGGCGAGACGCGTCGTCGCGTGGTCCTGATGTGTGCGTGCGAGGACCTGGCCAAGTGCCATCGGCTGGTGGTCGCGGCGAGACTGCTGGACCGCTGGGGGCAGTACGGCCTCCGCCACCTGTTCCCGCCTCACGGGCGGGGCCAGGGCGAGTTGTTCAGAGAACCAGAAGGAGAAGGGACATGAACAAGGCGAGACGCCAGAAGCTACTGGAACTGGTCGGCGAGCTGGAGATCCTCGCGGGCGACGAGCAGCAGGCACACGACAATCTGCCGGAGGGCCTCCAGGAGGCCGACGCCGGCGAGCGGCTCGTGGACAACGCCGAGGAGCTGGAACAGGCGGCGGAGCTTGCCCGAGCCGTGGCGGAACGGTAAGATCTGCTGATGTGGCTGGCAGGTAGCCCGAAGGGGCAGAGAGGAGACGATCATGGCTTGGAAGGGACGGACGGACATAGGATGCTCGGAGAACCCCGGGGTGTTTGACACAGGCAACGGGGCTCTCCGGTACCACGAGATCAACGAGGACCACCCGCTGGTTGAGCGGGTACGGGTCGAGTACTATGCGCGAGGGCGGGGGCAGGACAGCACGATGTACTCGCCCCTGGTGGGGCGCCACGAGGCGCAGAGCTACCCGACCGTCGCGGCGGCAGAGGCCGCGGCGCGAGAGTCAGGGTAGGAGTGTCCTTGGAAGAGCCGGGCCCGGTGGTTGCAGCTGCCGGGCCCTTGCTGTGCGCGGTCGGTATGCCCAGCGGCGTGCCCAGCTGCAAGGGGCGAGATCGCAGGGGGTTACGAGGCTGGCGGTGGGCACATGCCCAGCCAGGAGCCGCCTCGGGCGGGTGACAATGGGTGACACGCTCGCGCGGGCGCGCGAGGTTCGGGCGGCGCGGCGGCTACAGGGGCCGCTGGCGGCCCCTGGCTGGCGGCTCCTGGGCGATCGGGGGCGGGGCGGGGAGATCCCTCCTTCAGCGGGGCGAGCCGTGTGAGGGCATCCTCGCGGCTCCTGGAGCGGCTGGCAGCGGCTCGCAGCGGCCTGGACCGGCTCGCAGCGGCTGGCAGATCGTTGGCGACCGTTCGGGGGGGGCCAGGGCGGGGGTTTGTAGCCTACAGGATTGCCGGCCGACAGCGGCCCGTGGCAGGCCGACAATTGCCGTGTGAGCGATCCTCAGACAGCTCAGGCGGCCGAAGGCCGCGAGGACGAGCCCGGGATCGAGGCGGGCCGGAGCAGCGCCTACGACGCCCTGCCCCCGGACGAGAAGCGCTTCGTGGCCTGCTTCCTGCGGACCTACAACGCCTCCGCGGCGGCCCGCGCGGCCGGCAAGAAGGACCATCGGGCCAACCAGGCCGGCTACAAGCTCAGGCACAAGCGCCGGGTGATGGCGGCGATCGCCGAGCTGGCGGCAGAGGCGGGAATCACGCGCGAGCGGCTCGCCGAGACCGCGGCCAGCTACCTGTGGGGGGGCAACATCGCCGACTTCGAGGAACTCCTGGACGGCACCACCAAGCCGAGCAAGCTCCTGGAGAAGGGGGTGAACCTGGACCTGCTCAAGAGCCTGCGCAAGACCCCCAACGAGCACGGGACGGCCGTGCAGCTCGTCATGGTCGACAAGCTCCACGCCATCGAGGTCCTCGCACGCATCCTCGGCCTGGCAGAGCCCGAGCGCGTGGAGCTCGGCTTCGGAGGCGACCTGGCGGACCTGCCCATCGAGGAGCTGCGGAGGCGAGCCCATGCCGTCGATGCAGACGACGAGCCCCCTGGCGATCCGCCAGCGGTGGGGGATGAGCCGGCGGGTGGAGGTCCAGCGCGTCCGGGCACGGTGGGAATGGGCACGGCGGGACCCGATCCCGTTCCTGCGATGGTTCACGTGGACGCTGGACCAACATGCGCCCGAGGGGACGGACCCGCTGAGGCCCTTCCCGTGGCAGAGGCCGCACATCCAAACGATCGTGAGGATCTGGCAGCACAACCGCCTCCTGTCGATCCGCAAGAGCCGGCAGATGGTGATGACGTGGCTCTTCGCCGCCCTGAGCCTCTGGGACGCGCTGGTCCACAAGGGCAAGCTCATCATGCTCCAGAGCAAACGCCTGGAGGATGCCGTGGGCGACGAGAGCTCCGGGGACGGCCCCCTGGGCAGGGCGAAGGTGGTCCTCAACAACATCCCGTACAGGGAGATGGTCCTGCCGTGGTACGACCCCCGCAAGCACAAGCGGGAGACCAGGCTCGTCTTCAAGCCGATCCACAGCACGATCTGGGCGATCCCCCAGGGGGCGCACGTGATCCGGCAGAGGACGGCCTCGGGAATCCTGAGCGATGAGAGCCACTTCCAGGACGAGTTCGGAAACGCCTACGCCGCGAGCGCCCCGTGTATTCGGGGAGGCGGATGGTTCGTCTCTCTGTCTACTGCTCATCCTGGGGCTGCTAACGATCTGCACGAGGATCGCCTCGATGTCGACACGGCCTGACATGCCAGACCCCATGGCCGTTGGCCCGGTGACGCGCGAGACGGTCCTCATCGAAGGCAACCGCCACGACATCGGCCTGGTCGCGCGGCCGCTGTCCAGCGGCTTCGTCGCGGTGGACCTGGGCATGGGGGCCGATCCGGAGGTGTTCACCGACGAGGTGGTCGAGTCGGAGATGCGCCGCCTCGGCTGCCGGCAGAGGCCGAATGGCACGTGGCAGCTCTCCTGGAGATTCCGCAAGGAGTATCTGCGCGATGCCGAGGCGAGTGCCGGCAAGCCCGTGTTCGACCAGGAGTGGATGGACCGCCAGGCCGCGAGCCTCCGCGATCCCCTGTACCGAATGGACGTCGACGTGACGATCGCGGAGCTGACCTGGCAGCAGGCGCTGGCCGATCCCCCCGAGGGCGTCCGCGTGGTCCGTGACCAGGGGGAGGTGGTCCGGCGCCTGCCCGATCAGTCGATTGGCCTCGGCGCGGCGTTCTGGCGGCTCCACCCCCTCGAGCGCCGGCGCGAGGCCTGGCGGTGGCTCGTCCCCCGCACCCGCGGCCGCGTGGCCGTCTGGGTGCCGCCGTGGCAGCAGCCGGCCTACCTGCCGAGCACGATCGAGGCGGTGACCAGGTGCTTCGCCGGCGGCTCCGACGTGGGCGAGGGCGTCGCGGCCAGCGACTCGACGGTCGTCGTGCTCGCGGCCGACACCAAGGAGCAAGCGGCCGAGTTCGCGTCCAACACGATCCGGCCGGCGGACCTGGGGAGGATAGCGTGCGCCATCGGGGGGTATTTCAACACGGCCTTGATGTGCCCCGTCCGCAAGATGCACGGCCTGACAGTCATCCGCACCATGAGCGACGAGTGCGCCTACCCGGCCATCTGGCACGATCGCATTGCCGACCGCGTGGCGCAGGTGCCGACCGATCGCCTCGGCTGGCGGGGTGGCGAGGTCACCAGCCCGCTGCTGTTCGGGGGCTGGATCGACGCGATGCAGTACTCCCGCGTGATCCTCCACAGCTCCACGCTCTGGCGGCAGATGATCCAGTACATCTACGACGTCGGCGGGCGCATCACACACCAGGCACTCGCCGATCAGCCCGTCGAGGTCCGCGAGCGCCACGGCGACCTGGTGGTGGGGGCCGCCCTGGCCTACCGCGCCGCACTGGACATGCCCCGGTGGCTCCGGGCACGCAAGCGCGACGTGGCCCCGTACGGGAGCCTGGCGTGGCGGGACGACGTCTACGAGCGCCAGCAGCTCCAGCGCAAGGGGGAGCAATGGTGATCGACCAGCACACACATCTGGTTCAGCTCGTCGGCGGGCCGCGCGATGGCATGGTCGAGGACGTGCCTGTGAACGGCCAGGACCTCGTTCATCTGGAGGTCGTCGGGGATCCCGGCCTGCACGCCTGGGTGGCCCTGCCCGTCATCGAGCACGTCTACCGGGCCGACCCGCCTGGCGGGACCACGTACACGTACCAGGGCCCTCGCCCCGGGGGCAGCCTGCAACGGGGAGTACAGCCGCATGGTCGCTGAGACGGCAGAGAGCCCGGCGGTCGATACGGTCTACGAGCCGCCCGTGCCGACGCTGAAGACCGATCGCACGGCCTTCGTCAGCAGGCTCATCGAGACGATCGCTCGCAGCGACAAGCGGCTCGCGCCGTTCCGCCGGTCGCGCCACCAGGTCCTCCGCAAGTTCTGCGGCCCCTACTACGGCCACAGCGCCAGCGGCGGGCCCCTTCCCGAACACCAGCCGCTGGCGAAGATCTACTCGTACGTGACCATCATCGCCCCCTTGATCGGCCTGACCGATCTCACGTGCGACTTCTCCAGCGACGATCCCGCCCAGCAACGTACCGCCCTGATGCTGAGCCAGGACGTCACGAGCTGCCTCAAGCGCATCCAGGCAGCGAAGACCTACGGGGAGCTCGTCGTCGACTCGATGTTCGGGCCCACCGTGGCGAAGATCGCCATGCCGCGGGTTCCGATCGCCGGACAGCGCGAGTTCACGGACTGGCGGGCGGACTGGGATCTGCCGCTGTATTCGCGGGCGAGCCTCGACAACTACATCCTCGACCCGGACTGCGCCCGGCGAGAGGCCGCCGAGCTGGAGGGGGACATCTACCACGTCGCCGTCGACGACGCCTGGCGGGCCGGCTGGGACCGCAAGGGCCTCGACGCCATGGAGACGTTCCGCCGGCACCACGGCAGCGATCCCCAGGCCGCCGACATCACCGCCGGCCGCGGGACGGGCCAGGCCGATGAACTGTATCCGCACTACGAGGTCGCCGACCTGTGGCTGCCCCGGGAGGGGCCCAACGGCCTGCTCGCGGTCGTCGCGCCCTACAACGCCGGCATCCTCGACTTCCTCCACGTCGAGGAGTGGGAGGGCCCGGAGGGGGGCATGTACAGGATGCTCGGCTACGAGTACCCGCCGGACAACCCCTTCCCCCTGGCCCCGCTGAACAGCGTGCGCGACCTGGACGCCATCCTGAACGCCCTGGGGACCAAGGCGAAGCACCAGGCGGACCGGATGAAGACCGTGTTCACCTATCTGCAACAGCACACGGATGCGGCGGACAACATCCGCCGCGCGCCCGACGGCGAGTTCGTGGGCGTGGCGGATCCCAAGACCGTGGCCGCCGTCACGTACCCCGGCCCCACCAAGGAGCTGTACGAGGCGATCGAGACGTTCGGGCGCTGGCTCAACGAGAACGGGCCCAACCCGGACATGCTCGGCGGCCTGGAGGCCAGCGCGCGGACCCTCGGGCAGGATCAGTTGAAGTATGCCAATGCGAGCACGCGCCTGGGGCGCATGCGCGGCCAGGCGTACGGCCACCTGGTCGAGAGCGTCGGCAACCTCGCCTGGTGGCTCTACCAGCGCGACGGCGACGATCGCGTCCTCACCATGCCCCTGGAGGGCGGGGCATGGGACCTCAGCGTCGAGTGGCCGGCGGCCGAGAGGCGCGAGGCCCTGGACCGCGTCAACTGGGATCTGGAGCTCTACTCGCACGGGCCGGCGAGCCCGGAGGATCAGTACCGCGGGACGATGGAGCTCGTGCAGGCCGTGATGGTTCCCCTGGCCGCCAACGCCGCGGCCCAGGGCGTGTACGTCGACGTCGAGGCGCTCGTTCGCGACCTCGCCCGGCGCCGGCACATCCTCGGTGTCAATCAGTGGTTCCGCCGGGCCCAGCCGCAGACCATGGCCGGCCCGGCCGTCATCGGCGGCGATCGAAACAGCGTCAACCTCGGCGGCCGGGGCATTCGCACCGGCAACGCCATGGCCGGCACGCCCGGCCAGAGCCCCAGGAGCACACCATCATGATCGAGACCCGCGTCATCGAGGTCTTCGAGCACGGCGACGGCGGTGGAGAGGCCCGGGACGCCCGGCAGATCATGGTCCCGCGCGAGGAGGCCTACAAGCTGGACCGGAACCTCAAACGGAGTATGCAGATCGAGCGCCCGCCGATCCTCGACCAGCGGCCGACCACGACCCGCCCGGATGGTCAGGTGATCGCGCTGGAAGGGCCCATCGCCGAGGGGTTCATGCTTCGCCGCGCCGCGGCCCAACGGCGCTACGAGCTCGCCGTGGCCGGCCTGCCCCCGAACATCCCCGTCCAGCGCTATCACGGGCAGACCTGGCGGGACCCCGGCTGGTGGGTCGTCAGCGGCCCCGACATCCGCCTGCGCCGAAAGGTCCTGCGCCGGCGAGAGGGAGGCGGCTGGACCGACGTGCCCCGGATGGAGTGGCAGGGGCCGTACCTGTCCGTCGAGGAGGCCGAGGCCGCCGAGCAGGCGCTCCAGGCCAAGCTCGCCGAGCAGGCCGAGGCCCAGGCGCCGCCGCCGCGGCCGAGGGCCAAGGCGTCGCGGCGAGGCACGGCGCCTCCCGCCGCCGCCGGCGAGCAGGCCCCCGCTCTTCCGCAGCAGCAGACCATCCCGCAACAGGCGACAGGAAGTGCCCAAGGCGTTTGAGCATTGCGTCCAGGCCGGCGGCCGGGTCCGCACGGAGCAGCTCGGTGGCGGTCGATACCGCCACGTCTGCTGGCTGGGCAAGCGCAAGTACCCCGGCCACGTGAAGCACAAGCAGGAGAAGGGCAAACGATGAGTCGCATCCTTGTGCCAACGAGCCCCCATGAGCGGGCGGCCCGGGCCTACGAGGACGTCGTCGCGCGCCAGAAGATCAACAGCGACGCGCCGATCGTGGCCCTGGAGGACGGGCAGCTTGTCGAGCACCGCCCGGGCGACCCCAAGCCGCGCGAGCCGAAGACGGACGCCCAGAAGCGACAGGAGGCCGCCGCGCGGCTGTGCATGAGCCTCGGTCGAGCCGTCCTGGACAAGCACAGAAACGCCCCCTGCCCCTGTGGCAGCGGACGCAAGACGAAGAGGTGCTGCCTGGCGCTGGTGTAGGCGGGCGGCGGACAACCTGAGAAATCCCCGGCGAGCGGGCTGGCCGGCCCGTGGAACCGGCGCACGGTACCGAGACCCTCCTCAGCCTGGCCAGGGGCTGGGGAGGGTCTTTTCGTCGGGCGGCCGGGCAGAGGACGTGGCGATGCGCAGAGACGCGCGAGGCATCCCGAAACCGCTGGCGTCGCGACACCGGCGCCGCCAGGCCGCCGAGCGCAGCGAGCAGCGCAAGCGCGTGGAAGCTCGCAACGCGGGCTCCGAGCATCGCGACCGGCAGGCCTACCGTGCCGGCTGGGATCGCATCTTCGGCGGCTCCACGGAGGCGAAGGTCGTGCGGTCCGGTCACTACGTCTGGGACGCCGAGGCCGGCGAGCTGCGCCACGTGAACGATCTCACGGCCGAGCAGCTCCACGCCGCGCGGGCCAACGCGCGCAAGCGCGACAGCAAGCAGTTCGTCAGCAACGCCCTGGGCTGCCACCCCGACCAGGTCGGCGAGTTCAACCGCCGCTTCGGCTGCATCGACGGCGTGAGGTACCTGCCTGGCGGCAAGTGCCGCCTGCGCGACCGCAAGGCCAAGCTCGCCCTGATGAAGGCCCGCGGCATGATCGACCACGATGAGGTGCGCGGCGGCCGAAGCCGCTGAGGAGACCCCAATGCCCCCGCAAACGCAGGTCGTGATACCGGACAACGAGCGGCGCGAGGCCGTCGACGACGGCCCCACCGAAGAGACCAAGCCCGATCCCCAGAAGATGAGCGCCCTTGGTGAGCAGATGCGTTCCATGGGGATCGGCGGCAGCAAGCCGGCCGGCTACGGCGGCGACGACACCGCCCCAGGCTCTGACGACGTGGACGCACACCCCAAGGCGTCGGAGGACCGCGGTGAGGGCGACCCATCGGAGGGCTCGCGCGACGACGGTGACCACACCGACTCGTCGCACGAGGACGCCGATGATCGCCAGGCGCCGAAGCTGAGCCAGCGAGAGCAAGAGGCGGGCAAGCAGCTCGGCTACACGGACGAGGAGCTCGCGGATCTCACCGACAAGGATCTGCGGGCCATCCGGAAGTTCGCGACGGGCTGGGATCGCAAGGCCGCCGAGATGGGGGGGCGCCTCCAGGAGGCCGACGCGAACAAGAAGCGCGTGGCCGAGCTGGAGGCGCAACTGGCTTCCGCGGCGAGGGCGGACGGCGAGGGCGGCAAGGACGATGACGCCGGCGTCGACGACCGCAAAACGGACTCCTCCACGGGGTCGCGGAGGCAGGACAACGGGCACGCCGGCGACGGCGACGGCGAGCTCACTTTCCGCGTGGAGGATCTGCACGACGCCTACGACCAACTGTCGGACGAGAAGCTCGCCCAGGCGCTCAATCGCATGGCCAGCCATGCGCGCGAGCACCGCAGCGAGGACATCACGGCATTGGCCGCCAGCGTCGGCAGGCTGACCGAACGACTGGACACCTTGGGCCTCAACGGATTCTGGGGATCGCTGGAGGGCGAGCTGGCCAAGGCCTACGGCACGCACCCCACGCACGAACTGCCGGCCAAGAGCGCCGAGCGGGCCGCGCGGGAGGAGCTGGTCGATTTCGCACGCAAGCTCCAGACGACCTACGCCCTGGACGGCGAGGATCGGGACCTCCTGGAGATCCTCCGGAGCCAGTTGGGCAGCCCACTGATCGAACGACTGCACCGCCAGACCGCACGTCGCGGCAAGGGCGCCCACGGCGGCGAACAGCGCCGCCGCATCGCCCGGATGCCCGACAGGAAACAGCAGGCCATGGACCGCCTCAACGCAAAGTGGGGCGAGCTGGGCCTGGAAAATCGGCCCTGACGGCAGCAGCCGGGAGCACGACATCATGGCAGGACAAGACGGATACGGGCCGGTGGAGCTGGCGGACCTGGTCATCAGCGCCCGGCAGGCCCAGCCGGCCGGCAAGACGTTCGACTACCTCCACAGGCACGACGCGCCGCACTCGTTCGAGCTGTGCAAGAGGCTCTTCCGCAAGGAGAGGATCGACGTGCGTGGCGGCGAGCAGGTGGCCAATTTCGTGACGTACCGTGACTACGGTACGGCAGCGTTCGTGTTGCCCGGAACGACGTATCAGCCGGGCGTCGTGAACGTCTTGGCGAAGGCCCACGTCGGATGGGCGCATGCCAATTCCAACTGGAGCATCCTCGACGAGGAGGTCCTCGGCTGCCGGAACCCCGAGAAGCTCGTCAGCCTCGTCCAGGCGCGGCGGACCGTCGCGCAGATGGATCAGGCGTTGTTGATCGAGAACGAGCTGTGGGCCGCCCCGGACGTGGCCAGCGCCACCCAGCCGCGGACGCTGTTGTTCTACCTCGTCCCGATCCTGGGCACGCAGGTCACGGACACCGGCAGCCACGGCTGCGACGTGGCCGGCGCGTGGCAGGGCGGATGCCCCACGGGCTACGGCGACGTCAACGCCATCGACCCCGGCGCCTACGTGGCGACCACCGGCTGGGACGACGAGACCTACAAGCGGTGGCGAAGCTACAACTTCCGCTGGGACAACGCCAACGGCGTCTGGACGGAGACCAACGAGGAGCGCCTCGGCTGGGCCTTCGAGTTCTTGCAGTTCGAGACGCCCCCCACCGTCGAGCAGCTCAACGACACGCCCTTCCGGGACCTGCGATTGTATACCAATCGCACGAGCCGCTCCTCGATCTGGCGGGCCAGCAAGCGGCAGAACGACCAGGTGGGCTGGGACCTGGCTCGCGGCCAGACCGGGACCACGTTCAGAGGGCTGCCGTTCGTCTGGCAGCGGCAGCTCGACACGTACACCGCGTTCGCCGGGTTCTACCCCACCGTCCTGGTGAACTGGACCTTCGGCGGCGTCTGCGTCCGCGAGAGCAGGTTTTTCCTGGAGCGGACGTTCGCCGGCGACAAGTACCTCCCCGACATGACCACGACCCACGTGGACCTGAGCTACCAGCCCTGGGTCCGCAACCGGCAGTTGTTCGGAGCCATGGGCAGCTACGTCGAGGCGGCCTGATCGCAGGCCGCGACAAACCCCGCGCATCGGACAGAGGCGAGAGACGGAAACACCAATCCCCGCGCGGGAGAGATGAACCATGGACCAGAGAGTGCAGATCGTTCCCGGGCCGCCCCCCATGCCCAAGCTCGCGGTGTGGTACGAGGGCAGCGACACCATCCACAACGGGTACCTGCTGTGCTACAACAGCGATCACGGGACCCCGGGCGACCGCGAGCCCAGCCGGCTCAACCGCGTGGAGAAGTGCAAGGCCGCCAACGTCCACCACTTCGCCGGCGTGGTGACGGGGCTGGGGGGCGCCGGGCGGACGGGGCCCTGCCAGCTCCAGATCGCCAGGCCGTGCGGGTCGCTGACGGACATCCACTGCCAGGAGTCCGTCGTCCTCGACTCGACGTGGCTGTACCTCCAGATCGGCTCCTACGCCGCCGGGGCGAGCGGGCCCGTCCGCATCGCCAAGGCGATGGAGACCGAGGATCGCTCCACCGTGGCCGGCCTGGTGCTGGCCAAGCTCATCCTGCCGCCGGCGGAGCGCGCCGACGACCAGGAGATCGGCGCCAGCAGCAGTTTCACCGACGCCGTCTGGGAGAACTTCCCCCTGACCGATCTGCGGCGCAACCCGCAACTCGGCACGTTCCTGGAGTACGACCCCGCCAAGCACCCCCAGGCCCCCATGCCCGTCTGCGCGCACTTCGATGACGCCAACGCGAACGTCGATGTGCTGGACGGGACGGCCATCGGCACGTGCAAGTGGCTGGAGCTGGGACAGGGGGCCACCGCCGAGAACAACGCCGCCGAGGTCCAGTTCCCGGGCAAGATCGACATCGACGGCAAGCCGTGGGCGTTCGAGATCGCCTTCGACCTCACGACCGTCACGACGGACGACCTGCCCTGGTTCCTGGGGCTCCACGTGGCCGAGACGCTGGACGGCGACATGCTCGCCGACGCCACGCAGGTCCTCAAGGACGGCGGGTCGATCGGCTTCCAGGTCAAGAACGACGCCGGCGCCGAGATCGACGTGATCTACGACGAGGCGGCCCAGGCCCAGAACGACCATCAGGCCGCCGCCGGCGTGCCGGTCGCGTCGACCACGGTCACCCTCGCCATGCACTACGACGGCAGCACGATCACCGTGTACGTCGACGGGACCGACACCGAGGATCCGATCCTCGCGACGGACATCGCGGCGGTCGATTTCCCGGACACCAGGGATATGTACCTGTCGATCTTCACCAAGGGCGGCGGCGGGGCCGAGGACGCCGACGATCTCCGGGTCAAGGCGTTCCGCGTCGCGCAGGTGGCGTAAGGACAAAACGGGCCTCGGGCCCCGGGCTCTCCTCCAAGTCGTTGCGCGGGGCGACGCGGAGCGAGCTGCCCGGGGGCCGGGCCCACCATCTAGGTCTCCGCGATGGCGCAGCTCGTCTGGACATTCAAGGACCTCTACGAGGACGTCGCCCGGCGCTTCGGCTGGGATCCGGGGGGCCTCACGGCCGACCAGAAGGCCGAGGCCCAACGGATCGTCAACGTGGGCTGCCTCAACTTCTACCAGCGGCGAAGCTGGAACATCCTGAGACCCAACACGACTTTCACACTCTGGCCCACGCAGAGCTCGACGGCGGCCGGAGCGCCGGCCAAGGACAACGGGACGAGCACCGTCACGGCCGCGGCGACGATGTTCTACCCGAACATGGTCGGCCGGACGCTGGCCTTCACCGCCGGCAGCAGCTACGTGATCTGCACCTACACGTCCGGGACGGCCGTCAAGGTGACGGGCGACGCCGGCGGCGAGGCCAACGGCGACACGATCACCGTCACGGCGGACGGGGACTACTACCTGCCGGCCAACTTCGGGGCGATGCTGTCCGAGCGCCTGATCTACCAGCCGGCCCAGGGCTACCCCGCGATCCGCCGGACCACGCCGGGCGACATCCGCCAGCGGAGGAGCCTCGGCAGCTCCAGCGGGACCCCCCGGCTCTACGCCGTCGAGAAGCGCGCGTTCACCAGCACGGAGGGCGACCGCTGGAACCTGATGGCGTTCCCCGCGCCGGCGACGGTCAAGCTGGTCAACTTCCGCTGCCGTCTGGAACCGACCAAGATGGCCGACGACGGGGAGTACCCCCTGGGCGGCCAGATCCACGCCGCGACGATCCGCCAGTTCTGCTTCGCCGCCGTGGAGGCCGAAAAGACACACGCCAGCGGCGGCGACGAGCACAAGACCGCCGAGAAGCTGCTGCTGGTCAGCATCGACCGCGACGGCGAGCAGCAGAGCCAGGTCCTCGGGCCGATGCTGGACCCCTCGAACGCCCGCCCCGTCCCGGACGATCCGACCTACCGCCTGGACGGCGGGACGCTGAGCTAGGAGAGCACCATCATGGAAATGATCCAGATGAGCGGCGCGGCCGGGGCGGCCCTGGCCCTGATCGGCACGAAGGAGCTGCACGGGGGCTGCCAGTGGGCCACGAGCAGCGTGTACGCGAGCGGCGCCCCGCTCACGGACTTCGACTACGCGGTGGTGATGACCGAGGGGGATTTCGACGCCGGCAACTGGGACGTTCTCCTGGCCGGCACGGATTGGGCCAACCCGGCCAAGTTCCGGGACGGCGAGCTGAGCGGCATCGACGCCGCGGGCAACTACGTCAACGCCCTGGCCAAGGGCGGGCGGCTGACGTTGTGCCACAACGTCCGCGGCGTCTACGCCATCCGCTACCGCGCCAAGGGCCCGGGCGCGACGGTCACGATCGCCGGCCCGGCGGTCTGAGGAGCCGATCATGCCTACTGGAATCGCAGGCGGCGCCGTGGATGTTCAGACGCGGCGGATGGCCGGCGCGGCGCGCCGGGACGAACCGATCTGGCTGGAGCGGCTCGATGACGGCAACCGCGAGAACTGGATTGTCTGGCAACGACCGCTCGGTACCGACCCCTACGCCCTGGTGGGTTGGGGCTTCCGGCGCGAAGTAGGGGGCTCCCCG